TCTTGAGACCAGATGGAGATTACAGACCAGAGGACATATTTAAGAAAGATGTTTTGGACATTGTAAGAGATACTATAGGTGGCGATCCAGATGTGGTATACGATGACAGAAATAGAGTTGTCGATATGTGGAAAGCAAATGGTATAAACGTAGTACAAGTTGTACCTAGACACCAAGGTGATTTTTAAGATTGATTAGACCGGGACTCGTATATCCCTCCCTATTCTTAGGTGGGCCACAAGAACAGATTACGACTGTGAGGTGGGAAGCTAATCATCTAGAGAGAGCTGGGAACAGCAGAAAATGCGGTGAATCGAAGGCTCTCTCGCCTTTTTATAACGAAAAAAAAGTGAAAATAATTGCAAAAAACCGTTTACAAATGCAAAAAAACGTGTTATAATATACCTATATTCAAAATAAAAAGTAAGGAGTTTAAATGAATAAATTAGTAATCAATACCCAATACATGGAAAACTATGGCTGTGCCAAAGACCCATACATGAAGTTCAAGGGAGGTAATACCTTTGTACTTCCTAACTGTGGAGAGTTGGACTCTAACGAAATTGCTACGATCGTAGCTAAGGTTAGACCATTCATCACTACTACTATGGCAGAGTCCAATGGTGGTTGTGAGGAATACATCATTGATTCTACAGTTGTACCACATTCTGAAAAGGTTTGTGAGGACTGGGAAACAATCACTGAGTTTTGTTTTGACCAATTCAGTGGAGATGTAAATTTCATGAAGGTCAGTGATAACCGTGAAGATGGTTGGATGAGAGATGAGATTCTCGAGCAAACTGAAACGTGGACTGGTGATATGTCAGCTACAGTTAAAAGAGCCGATTACAAATCGGAATACCTTATGGAGGATGGCGATTTTGCTCTAGGCCAACAAGGTCTTAAGGAATGGTTTACTGCAAGGGAGGTAGCGTAATGGATAGATATTTAATTACAACTGAAAGCTACATTTATGCGGATAGTGTAGAAAAAGCAAAATCACTAGCTGGTTATGTACAAGGAAAACAAAGAAAAGTGTATGATAATCAATGCACAGTCACAAAGTTGGAATCAGCACCTTTTGGCAGATTTTGTTCAGATCACAATTTAATCGAAGGAGAAATACTATAATGTTTGTAGCAAACTTTTTAACAGGACCTGGTACTGATAACGTACCACATAACGTTCATATTACTTTTGGAGAATACATCCATGGTAAATGGAACCCACATCAATTTTTAAAAAACTTATCGGTTAAATACGATACCGATTATTTAACACAATATTATTATGTAGGAGTAAAATATGCCAAAGTCTAAAAATGATTATACCTTTAATGATATAAAGGCAATGCTTAAACAAGAAGTTAAAAAGCATAAAGAGGAAGTAAAATTCCAAGAAGCAATAGCAAAGCTTGACGCAAGGAAAGCTCAAATCAAAAAGCAATCTAAACTGACTAAATCTGTTATGTCAGCCAAGCATCAATCGCCTGGTGGTTTAGATTTACATTCAGATGAGAATAGACATTATTCAAAAGAAAATACAGATAAATGGTTAAGTGGTACATCGTACTACGAGAACTATGAAGCTATGAGGTCTCAAGATGATTATTGATAAATTAATTGAAATGGGAATTGTTCTAACTGCTGCAACTTTCGTAGGTCTATTCTGTTATGGTTTATACTTATTAATATTTGAGGATTGGTCATGAGAGTATTAGAAGAAAATTATGGAGACGTGAGAATATTTTCTGATCGTATATTCGGTTATAAAAGATATCACGTAATATCGAATGATGGTACACACACAACATATTCTAGTTTGTGGTACTCATTAAAAAAAGTTAAACAAATAGTAGAGGATAATTTAATATGACACAATACGATGATAAAGTGCAGTATCAAAGAGACCTTATGGCTGCAGAAGAATGGTCTAAAACATTTAGTTCATTTCACAACCACAGTATAAGTTCAATGTGGTATGATACAAGACCACAAGATACTCAGGACAGTAAAAGAGTCACTGATATTATTTACAATAGTGGTTTAATTCAAAGGACATGCGCTGATGGTGCAGTTGTTTACTTTGGAAAAGAGTTAACAGGACAAGAATTAATCGATTCTTATAATAAACATAATTAAAAAAACAGTTTACAAACACAGAAAAAGGTGATATAATATACATTATGGCAACAACAAATTTTTACATGGGTTCTTTAAGATATGACCCAACAGGAAGAAAAAGAAAAAATCATGCTCTTACTCCAGTAAGGCGTAAAAAAGTACCAGCATATCAGCAAGGTACTCATAAACCTGACCAAGTAGCTTTGGAAAGAATACAAGCTGCTAAAGAGCATAAAGAAAAATATCCATCTATGATGGAACAACAAATCAAGTCTGGTACATTCTGTGCTAATGGTAATACTACAGGAAAAAAAGAGCCAATGAAATATACTGGTACTTTAGTCAAAGGTATTGCAACAATGCACAAATCAAATGCAGTACCAGTAATCAATAAACAAGAAGCTACCGATATTGCGAGGATGAGGCGTGGGTAGTTTTAATTTTTCGGGGGGATGGGTTTCTAAACTCCTTATCAACAATTCCCTGACCCCCACCTTTAAGGAGATAATATGGAAATAGGAATTTTAGGAGGAACCTTACTATGTGTTATTATGGCAAGTATGGTTTTCATAGGTTTACATTTAAATAAACCATTCCCTTGGGAAAGGGATAGAAATATATTTGATAAATCTGATATCAAGTATAGAGATGGAGATAATACTTAATGGCTAGAAAGAAAAGAAGATTAAAGAACGCTGATGAAGCGTTAATGGGACCTAAGCCAAATTATGGTCCACACAATCCGGTACCTGAGAAAGATGAAGATAGGGTAAAGGAATATCGAAGAGCAACTAATTGGTTCTATTACTTTGAGAATAAAAAGAATGCTGAAGTAGTTTGTCAAAACTATGCTAAAAATCATTTAGGATTTACGAAAGCACAAATCAACAATTTGAAAAAACTTCCTGGTTGGAAGTATAGAATGAGTATCTATCAACATATTGAATTAATTAATAATGGTTGGACTGGCCATCCTTTAGATGATTCAATATTGAATATGATTAAAGATAAAATAGTATGGGCTGAAAAGGAAGGTTCAAAGATTGTAAAAGAAATCAGTAATAAACCTAAGCCTGTAGTTATCTCACCAGCTGAAAGAACAAGAAGAAAGTTATTAGAAACTCTTTACGCAGAGTTTGATGAGTTAATTGTTGAAGGTTGGTTTGAAGAAGAATATACACAAAAGTTTAATTTATATTCTAGATTTAGAGGACATGGATTCAAAGGAAATGCAATTGAACCATTTAGAAGAATGATACTACCTGAGTATGAATGCATATTAGATGCTTATAATAAAACATGCGATCAAGCGGTAGAAGCATATTCACATATCTCAAAAGCAAATAAAAAGAAAATGCTAAACATGTATGAAGATATGTTTAAGGATATGGATAAACTCAAACAAAGTTTTAAAGCTCAAAGGGTTCCTAGAGCACATAAAAGAAAGACATCAGATGAGCAAGTCACGAATCTTCAGTATCAAGCTGAATGTGAAGATTCTAAACTTGCATCGATTAATCCTGTAATGATACCAGGTAAATCCAAACTGTGGGTATATAATACCAAACAAAGGCGGCTGACCGAATATGTGACTACCGCCACAGATGGATTCCTTGTAGCAGGTACATCTATAAAAAATCATGATGAGAAGGAAAGCAAAACTGCAACCCTTCGAAAACCGGACGATATGCTTCCTTTAGTATTATCTAAAACTGAAAAGCAATTAGAGAAATTTTGGAAAGATATCACAACTAAAATAACATCTCCTAACGGGAGAATAAATAAAGATTGTATAATAATGAGGGTATTTTAATGTTAACAGTTGGAGATAAATTCCCTGCTTTCTCACTGCAGGGAATCAATGAAAAAAATGAATTTGTGAGAGTAAATATTTATGAAGGCTACACACCACTTAAAAAAGATTGGTCGGTAGTTTATTTTTATCCAAAAGACTTTACTTTTATCTGTCCTACAGAAATAGCAGGTATGGATATACTAACAGAGCATGCAAATGTAGTTGGTATATCAGGCGATAATGAATTCTGTAAATTAGCTTGGAAACAAGAAAATGAATTAATAGGTGGTATTAATCATACACTTGCAGCTGATTGTGGATTAGGATTATCAAATACGTTAGGTATTGTAAATGAAGAGGAAGGTGTTTGTTATAGAGCAACTTTCATCTTTGACAGAGAAAGAACTATACAACACGTATCAGTAAATGCTCTTGATACTGGCAGAAATGCACAAGAGGTATTAAGAACATTGAAAGGTTTACAAGCAGGCGGATTAACTGGTTGTGCTTGGGACGAAGGTGATGAGTTTGTCGGCTAAAATAGAAGTACCTATAAAGGAAAAAATTATGACGAGAAAAAGATTCTCTACAGCTGTAGAAGTCATGGTATCACAACATAATATGTCCTATATTGATGCTGCTACATATATTGTAGAAGATAGAAAATTAGATTTTAGAAATTTAAAGAGGCTTTTGACTGATAGTTTAAAACAAAAATTAGAAGAAGAAGCTTCTTCATTAAATTTAATTAGAGGCAAAAGGAAAAATAAACTTCCAGTATGAATGATCCGTATGAATCTTATAAACTTTACAATGCACTTAAATTGCATTTCGAGACAGATTCATACGATGCAATAAAGTACAATTTTAAAACTTCTATTAAACCACAATCATTCTTTAATAGAAAAGATAAATACTTCTTTGCCAAGTTAGCAAAAACTTATGGTAAACATTTAAAGGATTACTATATTGCTAATTTTAAAATGGATGTTAAGTATGTCGGTGATATGCTTAACGAAGGTGGAGAACAATACTATCGTTCTCATAAAAAAGTTTTAGAGTCAATTCACTATAGCTTTGAGAATGATATAAATAAACTTAGTGAGATTGAAAGTTCCTTTGATAATTTATTAATATCAGAGAATAACAATCACCCTAAGATTATAAAGCTTTGGATGCAAGAAGAAATACTTTTGGAAACAATTGTAATCTTGGATTCATTAACAGGGTTTGTTGAAAGGGAAAATAAGAAGATATCTGAAACAATTATTTGGCCAGACATCTATCGTAAGATAACTAAATACAAACCATTTGTAAATTTTAACACAGAGAAGTGTAAAGGTATACTAATAAAACAGTTTACAAATGCATAGAAATGTGTTATAATATAACTCTATATTATGAATAAAGTGGATAATTCAGTAAATACAATGTACATACGGAGAATAAAATGTCATTAGATAACTTAAAGAGCATGCGAGGCTCATCAATCGATAAACTCGTAAAAGCTGCAGAAGCAGTATCCACAACCAAAACCGAAACAAAGTCATATGACGATGATAGATTTTGGAAACCCACCAGAGATAAAGCAGGGAACGGTTATGCCGTGGTGAGATTCTTACCTGCCAAAGAGGGTGAAGACCTTCCTTGGGTAAGATATTGGGACCATGGTTTTAAAGGTCCTACTGGTCTATGGTACATAGAAAATTCATTAACCTCAATTGGTCAAGACGATCCTGTATCGGAAGCCAATTCTGTTCTTTGGAACTCTGGTAGAGATGAAGATAAAGCGTTAGCAAGGGAAAGAAAAAGAAGGCTACATTACATATCAAATGTGTTAATAGTATCTGACCCTGAGAATCCGCAAAATGAAGGTAAAGTATTCCTTTATCAATTTGGTAAAAAAATCTTTGATAAAATCATGGATGTAATGCAACCACAATTTGCTGATGAGCAACCTGTAAATCCTTATGATTTCTGGGAAGGCGCTGACTTTAAAATCAAAATCAGAAAAGTCGAAGGTTGGGTTAACTATGATAAGTCTGAGTTCTCAAAACCAGCATCACTATTTGAAGGTGATGAGGCAAGGTTAACAGAAGTATATGATAAACTATATAGTTTACAAGATTTCTTAAAACCTGAGAACTATAAAACTTATG